GTCATCATGCCCGGCCGGAGGTAGATGTCCACCAGGTCTTGGAACGACTTGCTGGCCTCGCCATCCTTGATGGTGAAGCTGGTGTAGAACCACTGGTCCAGCGGTACCTTGACGTTGGTGGCCGTGGCGTCCTGGCCCTGCAGGGTCGTGCCGTCCTGCTTGCGGCGAATCTGGAACGTGCCGGGCCGGCGGGTGTTCACCACGTCGCCGAACTGGCGGATTTCGTTCTCGAAATCGCGGTGGACCAGGTTGGCGATCACCATGTTTTCCTGGAGGATCGCCAAGCCTTCCGATGCCCACAGCTCGGGAATGAAGGCGGTGTTGTCGTTGTCGAAGCACGCCAAGACGGCGCGCGAGAGATACAACGGATTCATCGTGCTACTCCGTAGTTGTCAGTTCAGGAAACGCAAGAAGCCGCGACGTGCGGCTCCTTGACGACGAACCCCTGATGAAAAACACTAGCGGCCAAGCTTGCCCTTCTTGTGGGGGCGCAATCCGAGAAGCTCAGGGTTCTTTTCCCGGATTTCCATGTACTGGGCCGGCGTCAACTTACGCGGGTCCACCTTGCCGCCGCCGCCCGACGCAAGGCCGCCGGTTGCCGCACTCGACCCGATGCCGCTCACCACGACGGCCTTGAACAGGCCGCCATAGATCGCCGGCAGTTCGCGCATCCGCTTCACCGCGCTCTCGGGCGTGTGCAGCGTTACAGTTGGTTCCCCGGTGTTGGGATCGGTGTCCGGGAAATCGACCACCACCTTAAACTTCCCCGTCCCCTTGGCCTTCTCGTCCGTGATTTCAGTCAAGCGGGTCATGGGTCGAAGCTGGTTCATCAACACACTGACGTTGTAGGCGTCCCCGCCGACTGCCGCATCCATCAAGGCCCGCTCCACGGTGCCGTCACGGAATCGCTGTTCCCAGTCCTTGGCTGCCCGCTCGGCGGTGGTGATCTTGCCGGTCAGTTGCTCTTCGAGTTGCTTCTTCTCGTGGGCCAACTGCTGTTCCTTGGTCCGCGTCTCCTTCCGCAGGTCCTCCAATTGCTGGGCGAACTGCTCGCGCTCTTGCATCGTTAAGTTTTTCGACGCCGACGCCTCCTCCAGCAACTTCTCGACCCGCTGCACTTGCGCCTGATGCTTGCGCCGGTCGTCGGCCAGCATCCGGTTGACATCGTCCTGGGTGAAGCGAGAATCGCCGGCCCCGGCCCCGGCACCTGCACTCGCACCGACTCCCGCCCCCGCGACGGCCCCGCCAGCGCCCGCACCAGCCGCGGCACCTGTCCCCAGATCGCCGGCACCTGCGCCAGCCTCGCCCTCGAAAGAAGCCAACACCGCACGCGACAGATAGAGACTATTCATCACACTGCTCACATACCCACGATGAAGGTACAGACGCTCAGCGTCGTGGTCCGCAGGGCATCTCGATGCCACGGCCTTGAAATGGGCCGCCGCGTTGGCCCAGAATGGGAGCCCGGCACGCCGGGCTACGAAACTCGTGACAACCTCACGGCCTGATCGTCGCGCAAAAACGGCTTCAGCAACGACCACGCCAACGGATTCGGCACAAGGTTTATCAAATGTTCGATGGGCATAGCGTTCCGCTCGTAGTGCGTCCGCACCTCAGCGTAGCCTTGGGCCGTGACGGAGAGGTTCTCCAGTTCCATTTGCGGGTCCACGCCGTCCAACAAGCTGAAGGCCAACTCGTACTCTGCCCGGCGGATGGCCTCGGGGACCGTCGTGTCCGGACCGCGAGGGAACTCCAACGGCTGACTCGCCTCGGCGTCGCGCTCCTGCTGCCGATACTGCTCTTCCGCCAGCCGATCGAATGTGCCGTTGGTCGGGTCACGCCACGGCGGCAGTACCTGCTGATGGAACACCCAGACGGAATGCTTATGGCCTTTGACATTCAGGTTGTCGATCAGCCGCCGGGCCGCCAACAAGGCTTTCGGCTTGTCGGCATCGTCGGCGTCATTCCAGGCTTGCGAGTGCAGCCGGCCCGCGAAGTAGTCTTCGGCTTCGCCAAGGTCGCCGTAGTAGGAAGTGTCAATCGCCATGCTTTGTCTCCCAATACGCGGCGGCCTTTAATAGCCGTTCAACCACCGTGCGTCCGGCGCGGTGTGGACCGAATACCAGCCCTCGCCCCACAAGTCCCGCAACTGCTTGAAGTAGGTCTCGTAGCGCCACTTCACACGGTCCATTGAATACAGGGCAACGGCCCTGTCGTGAATGTACTGCGAGTCCAGCAAAGGCACACGTTTCGCAGCTTGAACAAACTCGTTGAGCGTGTGGCAGCGGAAACCCGTCTTGCCATGCTCCACGGTCTCGGGGAAGGCCCCAAAGTCAGTCGTGATGGCCGGCGTGCCAGCCATCTGACTCTCGATAGCCACCGCTCCAAAGGGCTCCAGATAGGTCGTGGGAGCGAAGGTGGCAATGGCGTTCTGGTACAGCTTTGCACGCTTCTCGCCACTGGCGAAACCCACGTATTCAAGACCGTCACCCTCGTACACCTCGCCGTCCTTACAGAAGATGCGGTTGCCTTCCACTTTGACGCAACCCTGCCCGGCGATCTTCAACTTGGCTCCCAGCCGCTTGCACGTCTCCACAGCGATGTGAACGCCCTTTCGTTTAATCAGGCGGCCGAGGTAGAGGTAGTAGTCCTGCTTCTCGCGTTGATAGGGGTAGTCGGCCGGTTGAAGATAGTTTTGGATTACCGTGTCATAGAAGCGGCCGTCCGGGTCCAAGCCGCCCTGGGCTCCCCAAATCTTGTGCATGTGGGCGTAGGACTCGAACACGCGGTACTTGGCGAAGGTGCCGTTGTAGCCGATGCCGTACTCCACCACCATCACGTCCGTGCCCACGGCATTGGCCAGGGGGATGTTGATGGTGCCCATGATAAGGCACACGAAGTCGCCCGGTCGCTTCCGCTTATTGATCTCGGCCGCCGCCCGCTCATTGGTCAACTGCCAGTAGGGTGCCCGGCCGCTCCAATCGACCTCGTAGAGGGCGTTGGGATCATACCTGCCGAAGAAGCCTTCCTGCTCGGCCTTGGAGAGGATCGTCACGTCTTCGACGCAGCAATCCTGGACCTCGCTCCCTTCCACGCCGTAATGGTGGACCTCGTGTCCAAGGCTGCTCATCATCTGGCAGAAGTGTAAAATCTTCATCGTAAAGGCGCAGGCCGAGTGGCTCACGGCCGTTTGCGTGTGGGGTAGGGCGACAACGTGAAATCGCATAGGGTTCTCGGGTGGCTGCCGTAGTAGGACGTGTCAATCTCCGTCGGACCATCCCCTTAGCAAGCGAACCACGAGTAGCCTTGCGAATCCGCGCTCGCCACGACAAACAACTTGTTGAGGTTGTCCACCTGCAAGAGCGGCGTTCGCTCGCCAGGGGCGAGGATGTACCCGGTATTCTTCGCGTCGGAGTTGCCCACGCAAATCGCCTGGGAATTGCCGGAGTTGGCCCGCAGCACGATCCCCTTGCGCAACGGAAAACTGTCGGTCTTGAGTTGCTGGGGCGTCGTGGTGCAAGTGCCAGCGTCCGTCCAGAAATCGGTAACTGCGACTTGATCGACTATCATGGCGGCTATTCCTCTTGGTTATGCTTGCCCTTGCCACGGACAGGCGATCGAATGTCGTTGTTGAATGTCGTGTTGCGGCTAACGGCCTTTTCCTCCTTGCCGGCGCCAGGATTCGCCGACAGGTCGGACAGGCCCCGCGCGCCGGCGTCACTATTCATCTGGCCCACGTCACTGAGGTTTGTGGCGTCGGAGCCCATGGTCTTGCTGTCCGCCGCGTCACGCTTCGTCGAACCAGTCGTTTGGTCGCCGAATGCGCCACCCTTCTGCTGGGCTTGCAAAATCCGAATCGCCCTGGCCGCATGATCGGCACGAGCTTGAATATGCTCGTCGTCGTTGAAGCCCAAGGCCATCGAAGCAGTCTTCTCGCCGCAGAGACCAGCTTCAACTGCGGCAATAATTGTCGTGGGGTCGCTGGTGGCGTAAGGGGCCTTGTCGATCTCGTCGAAGATGGCTTGGATGTCGCCGACGCTGACCTTGCCACCCAAGAGCGCCAAGACGATGTTCTTGGCCAACTCGCGTTTGACCTTTTGCCCCGGCACGGCGTACATCAACTTGACCAGGCTTTGGGCCTCCGCAATCCGGTCGGAATCCGTCTTGAGGCTATAGCGGTCGGGATACTTGACCGTGGCCACGTCCCGCTTCACCGGGTCGCGTTCCTCGTAAGCTGCCCAAAACTCGGCGATCTGCCGCTCCGCGGCTTCCAGCACCAGGCCGATGTAGGACAAGCCGGCTTCAAGGCCCTGGTTGTCCATCGACTTCGATTCGGCCGTGGCCCGGTTGGCGGTGTCGGCCACGGACAGATGGATCAGCTTGCGGATGTCGTCCTCCAGCTTGGCTTGCAGGTCCATCGACGCCTTCAAGGGTTCGGCCGATGGATTGATGAACGAGGGTGGATTCATCCCCTTGTCGTAGGTCCGGCCCTGGGTCGCACCGACCTTGATGTCGGAATCCGCACTCCCCTGGCCACCAGTGCTCGCCGTGCCGTCCTCGCCGATCGCACTCTTCAAGTGCTGACCGCCGGCCCGCTGGTCCTTTTGTTCGACGTAGAAGGGAAAGTTGCTCTTCAGCGCGTAGTTCACGTCGCTGGACACCAGGTTCAAGAGCGCGATCTGGTGGTTGACGACATCCTTAATCATCGAGTCGCCGATGTCCAGCAGCACGAAGGGGATGCGGGTCAACTCCAACTCCACGGCCCCGGCCGGGTTCCCCTCGCGGTCGATGGGGTTGCCGGCGGTGTCCAGGAATTGCAGGTTGACCAGACCGGTGTCACGGTCGATCCACAACATGCGGAACCGCTCGACGGTGGTGGTCGGCAGGTAGGTCCGCTGGTCGAAGTTGAGCACCACGTCGCGGAGCAAGATGGCCTGGAACGTGGACGGTTCATCCGGCTTGGCGCAGGTCCAACTCAGGATGTCTTCGATGGGGTAGAAGTACAGGTACGGCCGGTAGTTCTGCACGTCGGCCAAGGTGGCGTTGCCGGGGACCATCGGGGAATCCACGTAGACGCCCACGCGGCCCATGATGAGCAACTCGGTCAGCACCTTGATGCCCAAGAAGCCGTTCATGGTGTTGCCGCGGAGATCGACGCCCAGGTTCAGGCCGTTGACGGCCTGCTGGTACGCCGGGCCGCCGCCGCGCCGGGTGGTGTCCTTGAGCCGCTGGAAGATGGCATTGCGGACATCGTTAATGGCCACCCTCGCATAAGTGGGGATCGGCGTCATGTCCTGTCGGCTCTGGAAGTCCAGTTCGTCTTCACGCGACGTGAACTTCTTGAGATACAGTTTGCGGAAATACTCCCCGCCGTTGTAGCAGATACGCCACTTGCGCCAGTCCAGCAGGCTGCTGAGGTAGCTCGGATGCCTGACTTCGACGATGTTGGTGATATATTCAACAACCATGCGTGCGTCCTCTTACAGAACCTTTCCAATGTTGGTGCCGCCGGCAGACGGCACGAACGTCAGAGCAATATCAGCGTAGGTCAGAGCGTGAGCGTAATGGTCGGGACCGGTGTTCACGTAGGTGGCCATAGGATTGCCGTGTTCGTCCTTCTCGTAGGTCCGCACCAAGTTCTTGACGTGCTCGCGAAACTCCAGTGAAACGTCGGCCGGCAATAGCAGCCGCGAGGGGTTCATCTTGAAGCGGCCTAGCGTGCAGGACAGCCAGGACGTACGATCCACGGTCGCCATCGGCGCGCCGGTGTCCTCCTCGGTAATCGCTATTTCCTTCGCTGTGATGCCCCGCCGGTAGCGGCACAGGTGGACGTAGCCGTAGAACTTACGGGCAAACCGTCTGGCGTCGTTGATGTTCGGATCGGCGTCTACCACGCAGGCCAGGACTTGCCACTCCCGCATCAACTGGCCGAGGTAATTCCAGTCTTCTTCCCTGAACTTGCCGTACCAGAGCAGCTTTCCCAGCGCCGCTAGGTTGATGTCCACGCGGCGGTCGCCGTCGAATATCCACTCCACGACGGAGATGTACCCGGTCTTACCCTGGTCCACGCCCATCGTGATCGCGCGCATCCCGCCCACTTCCGGCCGCCGGTCATTGATCGTGTGCTTCCGCACGGCGGCGTCCAGCATGTCATCCGAGACCTGGGCACCCTCGCCGATGAACGGCAGGCCCAGCTTCGAGTTGTGGAACTCCGTGCTGGCCGCTTCGTCCCCGAGACCGCGGAGGTGGGCCATGACCAACTCGCCGGGGCTCACAGTCGAAGAATAGAGTTGATTGGCATAAAAGCCACGGGACTCCTGCGGGTCGGCTTGCAGGTTTGTCGGCTGCCACAGGCCGCCGGCCAGGAACTCCGGCTTGGCCTTGTGGTCCAACTTGTGCTTGCACTCCTTGCACTTGATGAACGACTCGTTGCACCGCGGATCGCTGACCGTCTCGCCGACGATCTCCACACAGTCCGGCCAGACAAACTCCGTCCAACGGCCGCAATGCGGACACTTGAATTGAAAGTGTTCCTGCGTGCTGGTAAGGTACAGCTTGTGGACGCCATACTTCGGCACGGTTGGCGTGGAGATGGCGACGACGTGCTTCTCGATCTGGCCGGACAACCGCTCCAAGGCCAGCCAGATGGCCTTCGTGTCCATTTCATCCAACTCGTCCAGGACGAGTTCCGAGACCGGAATGGACTTCAAGTTGGAATCGCCGCGGCTGCCGCGGATGTACAGGACGTTGCTGCCGGTGGACTTCAGGCCCACCGTGTTGGTGTCAACGAACAGTGACTTGAGATAAGGGCTGAGCTTTAATGCGGTGGCGAAACGGGCCTTGGAAAAGTCGCTCGCGTTCAACGTCGTGGGAAGCACATACAACACGTCGCGCTTCAATTGGTCGAGCGTGAAGAACGCCCGATTGATCCCCGCTTCGGTGATGCCCAACTGGGCCGCCTTCATCGCCACGGTGAAGGCCGCCTTGCTGTTGTGAATCTCGCGGCACCAGGGATGATGCTTGAAGCCGTAGTGACCAGGGAAGGGTGCTCCCATCACCCTGCGATGCTCAGCCCACCGGCTACACGACAAGAGCGATGAGTTCTCCAGGCCGCGCGTGATGCCCTGCTGAAAGGCATCCCATAAATCGTTGCTGCTATCGCGCTCTTGCACCATCGTGTAGCCACCGTTGTAGCAGAGGTTGCATGTCAGGTTCGCTTGGCGTCTCGCTCGATCAGTTTGCGTTCATCCTGTGCAACCTCGTGTTTCCTTAGCTGCCCGCCGATTCCGTCTCGATCGGCGCAGGCTCGTCGTCTGTGTCCGCCTCCAGCTCGGCGGCCGGAGCAGGCTCGGGTTCCTGGAGCGGTGCAACCGGAGCAGGCTCAACGGCCGGAGCCGGAGCAGACGCAGGTTTCCGTGTGGCGGCCTTCAACATAGCGGGGCCGCAGCCGAAGGGCGGCCGATGATCTGCACCCAGAAAGCACGAGTACACGTCCACTTCGTCTTCCCGAACGCCTTCCGGCAAGGGAATATCCACCCAGTAATGGCTGTCGTCCAGCGTGGTGGTGAATTCGCCCTTCGGCGTCAACAGGATGATGCTCACCAGCGGCAGGGTGCTATTGTGCGGGACGGGTACGCGCATTGTCTTCCTCGCAAGCTTGGGCCACTTCCAAGAGACGGGACGCCAGCCGGCGAAGATGGCTGGGATCGCCGCCCGGTGTGCCAAGAAGCGTGTAAACGTGCATCATCTCCACAACCGCATTGCCGGTGACCAGCGCATGATGCCAGAGGCGTTTGCCGTCTTCGGACACCAGGCCGGCGACCGGTGGCAGCTTCGGTTTCACCGGCGTCGGCGGGCAGTTCGCACACCGTCGTTCGGACACGCGCTACCTCCCGAACACTTCGTTCATCAGCCGGACCGCATCGTCGATGTCCTGCGTCCGCACGGTTTCGTGACCGCAGCGGATCACGAAATAGACCGGGACGCTCGTGATGCCCCACTTGGTCGCCAGCTCAGGGCACTTGTCGATGTTGACCCGTTCGACATCGACGCCCATCCGCTCCAAGGCTTCCAGCTTCGCATGGCCGGCGCAGCAAGCAGGACACCAATCGGCACCGAAGGCGATGATCTTCGGCCGGCAACACTGTTGGTGCGGCTTGTCC